ACACCGGTGGATAGTTCAATGCACCGGATGTAAGAAGTGGCAGACCTTAACCTGGGATGACTCAATTGATAAGGACAAAGAGATATTCATCTGTTCTAATTGTAAGAAGGAGCTGACCAAGACAGAGCGTATCAATGGTAAATGGAAAGCATTTAACCCTGGTGCTAAGCGTAGAGGGTATCATGTGTCTCAATTGATGGCTCCGTGGGTCACCGCGGCTAAGATATGCGAAGCGTTCCGAGAAGAGTCACCGGAGTTCTTTGCTAATTTCGTTCTCGGAGAGCCGTATACCATTGCTGATCTATTGATTGATAGGAGCGCGCTGATCAAGTGTCTGGCTCCGGGTAAGGTTCCGATGGAGGATATGTGTCTTGGAGTAGATAATGGCGTTATAAAGCACTGGGTCTTAGGTAATAAGTATGGCGTAGTTCGGTATGGTAAAACAGAATCGTGGGATGAGATAGAGAGAATCATTAAGCACTACAATTGTTATACCTTGATTGATGCTAACCCATATCCTAATGTGCCTAAGGAGTTAGCCGATAGGTATAAGGGTCAGGTGTTCATCCACTACTATGTCCAAGATCGGAAGTCGTTAGGGATGGTCAGGAAGCTGGAGAAGTTAGAGCGTGGTGTTATTCAGTCAGATAGAACCAAGATAATAGACTTTGTGGCCGGGGAGATAACTGGTCAGCGCCTAAGGTTTATTATGACTCCGACCGAGATGGAGGAGATGATCAACCATTGTTCAAATGTTTATAGGACTATTGAGGAGACATCCCAGCAGATAAAGCGTGGTGTATGGCTCACTAAAGAGAATAAGCCGGATCACTTTCTCCATGCCCTTGTTTACTGGCGTATTATCCTGGAAGAAGCGATGCGCCCCTCAGGTAATATTGTGCGACCTTTAAAGAAAAAGTATCAACCTGATGCAATTGTCATTGATGATAACCAAGAAATGGCTCCGGTGACGGATCCGCGCGAGGTAGCCAAAAGGAAACGGAAGAAGCAAGACTGGAGGGTAATATAAAAGGATTGATAAATAGACCGGAAATAGCACTGTTTCTTAACTCTTCCGATGAGCCGTATCGTCAGGACTTGCACTGTCTCTATTGTGGGTTACCTTATGCGACTCTGGTTAATTACCAGGTCTACCTGTTTGTTAGCAATGATGGACTTGGTGAAGAGGTGATGGCTTTCGGTCCGGCATTATCCCTGATGTGTAAGCGGTGCGGTCAGAAATATAACTTGCATTACAAGATATAGGTGCTATAATGTCCTTATAAAGAGCCGCCTCCCCCTGTCGGCTCTTTTGAAATAGTGAAATTGTATTTAAAATCTCGTTATGGTATAATATCTCCAGTAGCTCACACAGCGTGTGGGCTTTTATTTATGAAAGGAGAGATATGGGAAGCATAGGGAGAGATGATAACTTTGTGCCGATCCAGGGAGATAGATCTTTAGTGGCTCAGAAGGCGATGACCTTCGCTGGTGGTACGGCTAATGATCCCGGAGACTTTGATGGCACTGGCAACCCGGCAACATTATTTACTGTCACTGGTGATGTGGTAGTCTCGGTGTTCGGTATTTGTAATGTGGACTTGGTGGGCGCTGGTGCTACCGTTGAGGTGGGCGTAGCGAGCGGAACGGCTCTTTTGATAGCTCAGACAACAGCCACTGATATTGATGAAAATGAGGCCTGGATTGATGCTACTCCTGCACTAACAGAGGGTGTGCCGGCATCTAAGATAATTGGCAACGGTCAGGATATAATCCAGACAGTGGGAACTGCTAATATAACAGCCGGTTCAGTCACTTATTACTGCTATTGGCAACCACTTGAAGCAGGCGCTTCGGTAGTTTAAGGAGGCTCAATGCAATATGTAAAACCTAACGGTGAAAGGACTTCCGGCAAAGAAGGTATCCTCGCTGACTATGGTGATGTATTTGACCTTGCTCTTAAGGACTCAGAGATACTCGCCTTAACTAACAAGATGGTCGCAGATTCAGAGGCGTATTGGAACAGCATCAATTTACCGGAGATAAGGAAGAAGAACCTTGACTATTGGAAGGGTAACCAGGTAGATAAGGATCGCCTTTATGCTCACCAGGTTCCGTATGTTAATAACCGAATCTTTCCGTCAATTGATACTATACTATCTACTGTAAACGCACAGATGCCCCATCCAGAGGTCTTTCCGGACCAAAAGACACAGACATCCACCTTGCTCGCTAAAGACATTGAGAAGGGTCTCCTGGCGTATTGTGAGAACAACAGGGTAGATATAACCTTCCAGTATGCTACCTTTCATCTACTGACTGAGCGTATAGGCTGGATTAAGTTAAGGTTTGACGAAGGTATTGGCAAGCACGGGGAGATCGTCACCGAGTATGTTTTACCGGAGGATATAATAGTTGATAAGGATGCTAAGCCTGGCACTAATCCGAGATTCATCGCTCAGAACCTAACTGACTCTCTTGATGATCTGATTGATAAGTTTCCGGAGAAGGCAGAAGATATTAAAAAGCACTTCGGTATTATCAGGGGGACTAAGGGACAGCTTGGCAAGATGGTCGGGTATAAAGAGATATGGTTTACCTATAGGGATAAAGGGAAAGCACAAGAGGGCGTATTTTGGAAGGTTGATAATCTGATATTGGGTAAGATGCGCAATCCGAACTGGAACTATAAGGGGAGCAACGAGTTTAAGCACAATTTCTTACAGGCTCCACTAAAGCCGTTCATTAACCTAAACTACCTAAACTCTGGGCGTACCTTCATTGATGACACTTCTGCTGTTGAGCAAGCGATACCAATGCAGGATGTGCTTAACAAGAGAGGTAGACAGATCGTGGAGAATGCGGACCAGGCTAACTCTGGGTGGGTTATTTCATCAGAGGCAATGACGGCCGATAACGCGGCTCAGTTGATAGGAGACCCGAACGAGAAGGTCTTAGTTAGCGCAGCCGATGTTAGGACTGCGGTCAATCGGATGGGCGCACCGGCTCTGCCTGCCTATGTGATTGAGGACAAACTTGATGCTCGCCAAGAGGTAGACAATGTGTTTGCTACTCACAATGTTACCAGGGGAGCGGAGTCTGGGAATAAGACCTTAGGTCAAGATCAGATACAAGTTAGCCAGGATATAAATCGTCAAAATAGAATTACCAAAGCCATTGAAGATGCGGCTGATCGTTACTACAAATACCTACTCCAGATGATGAAGGTCTTTTATACCGATGATCACTGGTTTATGATCAATGGTAGCAATGGTCAGTTTGATAATGTTGTTCTTAGAAACGATATAATAAAAGACGGTAATGATGTCCGGGTCAAGTCTGGATCATCTCTACCGCTTGATAAGGAAGCCGAGAAGAATCTCTATATGACTCTGGCCAATAAGGGCTTGATAGATCCACTCACTCTAATGGAAGAGCTTGGAGTCCAGGATCCTGAAGATAAACTGGAGCGCCTGGTAATGTGGTCGCTTGATCCGGCCTCACTAATCTCTAAGATAGACCGCGATAAATGGGATCGGGATGCCTTTATGGATATTCAAATCCTTAACCGGGATGTTGTTGCTCCTCCGACCGAAGAGGTTACCGAGGAACACCTTGCATACCATAATGAGTATCTTAAGTCTGGTGCTTATAGGAATCAAAAGAATAGCGTCAAAGAGAAGCATGTCAATCACATAACGCTTGAAGCTGAAGAGTTGAGACGAACCTTGCTACTTGAGGAAACTCAAATGCCTACCAATGAAGAGGTGGAAGCGTCTAACGCCAAGATCCAAGAAATGAATCAGCAGGATATTAGCCAAGCTCCAGCCCAACCAGGACAGCCGGCCCAACCAGGAGAACAAAATCCTTTACAAGAAGATAAAGAAATAGTATAATCTGTCTATAATGTAAAGGAGGTAATATGACTAAAGCCACTTTGGGAGAGCTTGATCCGGAAGCTCTTTTAGATGAAGAAAGCGAGGGAGACGATGCTTCTAAAGATGAAGAACACGATCTTGATGATGAGGGAAAAGAAGATAAAGAAGGATCTGATAAGTCTGAGGAAGAGGATCCAGAGGCAGATAAGGGAGAACCAGAAGCTGGCGAAGCAGATGAAGAGCCAGAAGGTAAGCAAGAACTCTCTAAGCTTGAAAAAGCCGCGGAAGATCTTAAAAAACGCAATGAAGAGCTTGAAAATCCTTTAGATAAGATAGACGATGACTGGGAGCCAAAGAGCTATAAGGAACTTCTTGAGTTGTCCGTTAAGGTTAATGAGCAACGCGAACAAGAGCGTCAGCTTAAATCCGAGATTGATGATGTAGATCAGCAGAAGGCTCAGTTGGTAGCCAGAGAAGAGATCCAGAAGGAATGGAACGCTGAGATTGAGTCACTGATAGCCGAAGGTCGCATTCCAAAGATCAAGGATAAAGAGAGCGACAGTGATGAGGGTATTAAGGCCAGAGATGATGTCTTTAGGTTTATGATCGCTCATAACAATAAGGTTGCCGAGACTGGCAAAGGTTATAAGGTTAGCTCGTTTGAGCAAGCACTGGACCTCAAAGAGATGCAAGATATGATGAAGGATAAGGAAGAGTTTGATAAGAAGCAGGCAGATGTCAAGAAGCGCCAGGGTAGCATGATTGGTGGTAACTCACGATCTACTGGCGGTAGCGGTGGCAAGCCAGGATATGTAGCCGGCACATCACTTGACGATATACTCTCCGAGGAGATGACCAGATAATTTGACAATTGAACCGTTTTGTGCTATGATGATTAGCAGAGGTTCACAAATACCCGCGAGAGCGGGTTTTTTGTATGCCGATATAAACTAAAGAGAAGGAGAATTATGGTTTTTACAGAACGCGTAACTTCCATTACTCAAGATAAGTTTGTGCCATCCGTGGTAGATGCTATCTTGAACTCCAATGTTCTCACCCAACGAACTCTCGGTCGCTCTCCGAAAGTTTGGTCTGGTGAAACATTGAGACGGCCCGTTCAGATTGCAAAATCTGTAACCGGTGGTTCTTTTAGCGGTGCTGACAAGTTTTCTGTTGCCACTTCGCAAACAAGAATCAAAATGTCCTTTGAACCTAAAGGGTTCTACCAGAGCGCAACTATCATCGGCATAGAAAAAGCCGTAAACAAGACAGAGGCACAGGTCTTGAGCTTGATCAAGGTAACACTTGAAGAAGCTGAAAACAGCGCCCTTGACTCTATCGGAGACATTAACTTCGGTGGCGGTGCAGGTAACGATTTTGAAGGTCTTGGTAACACCGTGGATGACGGAACTACCTAT